TCATGGCCTCCTCCGACTCGTCCTCCTTCTCCTTGAACAAGTCCTGGGAGATCCAGCCCTTGTCGAGCAGGATCTTGTCGAGGATCTCCACCGAGGGGGGCTCGTGGATCGCGTCCATCAAGTTGTTCTCGTAGTAGCCCATTAGCTCCATCCTGATGTTCTTCAGGCTGTCCTGCGACACGCTGTACCTGTCCTCCATGAGGTTGAACACGGCCTCGATCCCGTTCTTGACGATGTTCCCCAAGAACTTGCTCTTGGGGAACAAGGACTTCTTGTACATGTCCTTGGAGTTCACGACCTTCAACTTGAGGATCCACTTCGACGTCATCTCCTTCTTCTCCGCCATGTACAGGAAGTTGTTCTTCTCCATGATGGAGTAGGACAACCCCGTCGTCTCCGAGTACTTGTCCTTCGTGAGGTAGTAGATGTTCCTGTCCTTGTTCTCCTCCACGTACCTCATCAGCACCACGGAGTTGGGGTTGTCGTCGATGTTCATCTCGTCCCACGTGGTTATGGCCATCTCGATCTTCGTGTTCTTCCCCCTCAAGATCTCCTTCGCCCTCGCGATCATCCTCATGTCCGTCCAGAACTTGTACTTGATGTTGGCCTTGCTGTCGTACTTCTCCACGTAGAACAGCCTCTTGTTCTCCACCATGTCCATCTGGGTCCACACGTTCACCCCGTAGGAGCACAACTTCCTGGACATGGACACCCTGTTGTCGTTGGACATTATCTTCGGCTTCTCCTTGATGGCCTCGGAGTAGGTGCCGTTGACGCTCATCAAGGTCAGGAAGTTCAAGTCGACCTTCTCCTCCACCGTGTTCTCCGACCGGTAGTACAAGTACAAGGGGGACATCCTCGACCGGATGTAGTTGATCAAGTTCCCGTACAGGTTCCCGGTGCAGGGGAAGTCCGACATCATGTTGATCGAGATGTTCTTCGCCATCTTGGCGTTGTACCTGAGGAACTCCATGAAGGACTTGTACCCGTACTCCATGTCCTTGAAGGTGGACCTGATGAACTTGAACGGGTTCTTCACGCACAACTCCTTGTCGAAGTTGAAGAC